CTGGGTCGTGGAACCTGGGCATCAAGTGTTCCCCGTTCGCTGACTACTGGCTCATTGCCAACTTTGATGTGATCTGGCCGGCTGGCTCACTTGAACTGTTTCACACTTACGCATCGCGCGCGTTCCTCACGCTGTCGGCTGGCGCTCCGCCATGGTGTGCTTTTGCTATCGGCGAGGAAGTCGTGCAGACCGTCGGCCTGTTTGACGAGTCCTTGCACCCTGCCTACTTTGAAGACAACGACTACCAGACTCGATGCCGCGCGGCTGGCATCCCAGTCGTGCTGAGCGATGTGCCTGTGCATCACGACAACTCCAGCACGCTCACGCATGGCTACCGCGACAAGAATCAGCACACCTTCCAGGCCAATGCTGAGTATTACAAGATGAAGCAAGAGCACAACCCTACGAGTGAGGGCCGCTGGTCCCTGGCTATCCGCAGGCGCAACTCATGGGACTAGCTGACTTCTGGAACGTGCATCAAGGCCAGACCATCTGGGTGCTTGGCTCTGGCGCTACGTTGCAACACACCGCGCCTGGATTCTTCGCCGACAAGATCGTCATTGGCACTAACTTTTCAGGCGTCATGCGTCCTGAGTGTGACCCCTACTCAGTCACACATCACCACATTGACGCAGACCGCATCGCCGAGATGCGCCCTGACTGCCTGGTGTTCACGCCGACAGTCGAGCAAGTGCCACCTGAGGATCGCAGCCCGAACAGGGCAACGTCACCCAACGTGGTGTTTGTGCCCACGACTGACCAGCACTACGCCAGGTTCAATCCGTTTGACCATTGGCCCACAGATGATGACCGCCTAGTCGTTGGCCCCACATCGCTGCACATGGCAATGCACCTGGCGGTCTACATGGGCGCAGCACACATCATGCTGGTGGGCGCTGACTGCGGCGAGTTTGACGGACGCTCACGCATTGACGGTTATCCCGATCCTGACGGTCACCTGCACTTTGGCATCTGGACGCGCAGTCTTGAAGCGATGGCGGCAAAGATCCGCAGTCTTGGTGTTGGTGTTCACTCATTGAATCCCTGGGTGACACCGCGCCTGGAAGGTCACCGCTATGACACAGAGGGGCTGACCATCAATGGATGACAAGACGATGCTCGCAGCCCTTGACATAACTCTAGATCAACTCACGCGCCGTAAGGCAAGCCAAGAGGAAGTGCGCCAGGCCGTGCGCAACCTGTTGAAAGATTGGACACCAGATGACGCTCTACGCCAGCACAGCGCAGATCAAAGCCGCGCTACGCATCACGGATTCCGTAGACGATTCCTTGATTTCCATGGCTGGCTCCGCAGCGTCCGAACTCATTGATGGCTACTGTGGTCGCTCATTTGGCACAGTGACCGAGGCGCGCTACTTCGCTACTGATGACGCCATGGTGCTCCAAGTGGATGACATCGCCACGACTAGCGGCCTGATTATCCAAACCAGCGACTATGACCCACCGCAATGGGAAGTCACCTGGGGCACAGACGATTACCAACTTGAACCGTTGAACGGCAAGAGCGAGGGACTGACCTGGCCCTACACCAGAGTGCGCGCCATCGGCGACTACCTATGGCCTGGCCTGGTCGGTGAAGTCGGCGTCAAAGTAACCGCCACCTGGGGCTGGCCCAGCGTGCCTAGCGTCATCACACAGGCAGCAGTGATCCAGGCTGCGCGTATCTTCAAGCGTCTTGAGTCTCCCCTCGGTGTGACGTTCGGTGAACTCGGCGCGCTGCGCGTCACCAGCCGCCAACTTGATGGCGACGTTGCACAACTTGTCGCACCATATGTGCGCTATCGAGGCATTTCCTAATGGCTGACATTGCCGCTATTCGCTCAGGCATCGCCACTAACTTGGCGACGATCTCAGGGCTGCGCACTAGCGCGTGGATTCCTGACGTCATCAATCCGCCGATTGCGGTAGTCAAGCCGGAGTCCATCGCCTTTGACACTGCCTACGGTCGAGGCCTGGACACTCTTGAGTTCACTGTGCTGGCAATTGTTGGGCGCGTTGATGAACGCAGTGCACAGTCAAAGCTTGACGCCTACTGCGCCACTACTGGCGCCAGCAGCATCAAGGCAGCCATCGAGTCAGACCGTGACTTGAATGGCGTTATTTCAGACCTCCGTGTCACAGAGATGCGGAACTACACATCACTGGTAATCGGTGATGTGACTTACCTGGCGGCAGAGTTTGTCGTCCAGGTTTACGCTCAATAAGGAAAGGGCAAACCCTCATGGCAAAGTTTGTCGCAACTGATTACAGCATCACCGTTGCAGGCACCGATTTTTCTACCAGCCTTGCAAGCGCTGAACTCACTATTGAATCTGATGATGTGGAAACCACAGCGTTTGGTTCTGCATGGCGTTCTCGCGTTGGCGGTCTCAAGCAAGCAAGCGTCACCCTGGAGTTCCATCAGGATTTCGGCGCTGCTGCTGTGGACGCCACGCTGTTCCCGCTGCTCAACACGCTCGCCACGGTTGTCATCAAGCCAACCAGCGGCAGCGCATCAGCCACTAACCCGTCCTACACCGCAGTGTGCTTGGTCAATCAGTACCAGCCGTTTGCGTCCTCGGTGGGGGATCTGGCAACCCTGTCTGTGACGTGGCCTGTTTCGGGCTCCGTTGTTCGCGGCACTGCCTGAGTCTGAAAGGAACCCTGCGCCATGATGCGTATAGCCCTCACTGTTGAGTATCTCGATGGATCGGGGGTAGAGGTAACTGCTTCTGCCCCCGATCTCAACGCATTTGAAGAAACCTATGACATGGCTCTTGGGGATTTTCAAAAGAATCCGCGCATCAAGTATTTGATGTTTATTGCGTGGCACGCGCTCAAGCGCAACAAATTAACGACCGACACATTTGAACCTTGGATGGAGCGCGTTGATTCCATTCAGATTGCAGGCAGCCCGGAATAACCCCGCTGGGTGAGCAATCAGTCCATTGGGCTGTGGTTCATCTGGCATATGAATTCAAACTTGCACCAAGCGCAATCCTTTTGGAATCTCCGCGCATGATTGCAACAATGCAGAGATATCTGCGTTGGCGCAATGTGCAAATGCAGAAGGGTGCAAAACGCTAATGGCTGTTGTGCGTTCCAAGGGTTACAAGATTGAAGTCTCAGGCTTGCGTGAACTCTATGACGCGCTAAGGGAAACCGATAAAAAAGCAGCCAATGAGGTCACCAAAATCATTACCCAAGCAGGTAAGCAAGTGGCTGCTGAAGCAAGTTACTTAACCCCACCAGACAATGCAGTTAGTAATTGGGGGCCATGGCTTGACGCCAAGCGCGGCCGCGACCTTGGCTTTGACCCATCAACAGTCAGTTCCAACTTCAAGGTCAAGCGCAACAATTACCGCCGCAAGGGTGTCAGCGCAGGTATTGCTTGGGAAGTTGTGCAGGCAAATGCTGGCGGTTCCATTTGGTCATTGATGGGTGATGGTTCACGGGTGACCACTCCCAGCGGTGCACATCTGGTAAATGTGATCAACGCTCGCTACCCAGGCAAGCAGCCACGCGCACTGCTGCCTGCTTACTACCGCGTAATCACTCCTGAATTGCGCGAAAAGATCCGTGACACCATCGTTAATCATGCTCGCAGATTGGGGCTTCGCTAATGGCACAGCTTGGCGCGAAAGTTCGAGTCTATGGCGATTGGGATGGGTCAGCCCTTAAAGGTGCTGAAAAAGACCTAGATGGATTTGCCGCCAGGGCTGAGGCCATTGGCGACAAAATGAAAGACATTGGCTCCAAAGTCACTGGCGTTGGTAAGTCTCTAACGGCTGGCGTAACCTTGCCAATTGTCGGCATTGGTGCGGCCGCCACCGCAATGACCATTGAATTTGATAAGTCAATGGCCAAGGTCACGGCCCTGGTCGGCATTGCCGCCAATGAAGTTGATGACATGAAAGCATCTGTCGTTGCCTTGTCATCGCAAACAGGCAAGAGCACCAGCGAACTATCTGACGGTTTGTTTGTTGTCACGTCAGCAGGCTTGCGTGGCAAAGATGCCATGGATGCCTTGGAACTTTCAGCCAAGGCAAGCGCTGCTGGCCTTGGTGAAACTAACGACATTGCCCGTGCTGTTGCTGGCGCAATGAACGCTTATGGCACATCTGTTATTAACGCTGCTGACGCAACGGACATCATCGTTGCTACTGCTCGCGCTGGTAACTTTGAAACGTCACAGTTTGCCGGCGCGCTTGGTCGAGTGCTGCCTTTTGCGCAGCAGGCTGGCGCATCCCTTGAGGACGTTGGCGGAGCCGTCGCTCTGCTCACTCGAACCAACGGCGATGCCGCCCAATCAGTTACGCAGGTGCAGGCATTGCTACGGGCGTTTGTTGTGCCGACCGAGGAAGCCAAGAAATCACTTGATGCTGTTGGGCTGAGCGCAA